AAAAAACTGTAACTGTTGACGTCATTTGTATAAATATAGTTACATTATGGCTTAACACAGAACCCTTAACAGAACCCTAACAAACAGAACATAAGACTTGTCCGTCGGATATAAGGACCATGGCAAAAGTAGTGATTTCGGTAACTACACATGAGAAACAGAACTACAAGCACACCCCTGCTCAATGTAGTAATGTAAGACATCTTTCTGTTATGTCGCAAACATACGCATACGCATAAACAGTTATATTACTAAACACGAGATATAACTTACACTTATAATAGTGTAGTCGTGGCAAGTTAGGAAAAGCACAGAGTCCTTTGCGTGGTATGTATAAACAAAAATACTTGCTGTTGGAAAGGCTGTGATACTCACATAATGAGATCAGTTTTAAAAAGAAGACACTTATATAGTGTTTTCTTGACTGAAATATCTACATAATAAGTTTTAAAAAAGTAAACAAACAAGCAACTACACTCGTTAGAGTGTTTGCTGTTTGTTTTGTGTGAACGTAGTTCGCACATATACAATGCTTATACTGTTACTTGTTTAATGCTTCGCATTAACCAAAAACAACACACAAAACACTTCGTGTTAGTTGTGCTGTTGTTTAAGTTTACTTCGTAATCAGTTATTATATCGTTTTTATGGCTGTTATTTCTGCTGTAAGTGTAAATATATCTGTAGGAGATAACATGAGCGAATATTTATACAGAGACACACCACCTGAACCCAGATATGATACCAAAGGAATAACTGACTCACATCAGCACTGGGCAAGAAGTTTAACAGAACCTTTCACAGAACAACAAACAAAAACACTGGAATGGCTATACAACACCACACCCTCTGAACAACGCAAATACGTTATAATACAAGATCAAGTGATATTATGCGGCACAAACAGAGTAAGTTATCAGTTAAAAGCAAACGCAGGCTGGATACAAACCTGGCCTATTTTACCAAAAAAGGATAAATAGTAACGCATACAGTATTATACTGATTTACAGGAGACAACTATGTCTAATGAACATGAAACACCCACAGATAACCTGACAGAATACGCAGAAGAACATAAGCCTTATCAGGTGACTAAAATAAAATATGGCGAAAAAACAGTAACTGGTAGAATAGTAGGACGTGCTAAAACAGTTATACCCGAGCAAGAGTTTTATCAAATGGCTTGCTTGTTCTCTACCTGGAAAGACTTTTCGGAATACTATTCAGTGCCGGAAAGCACACTCAGAGACAACTTTCGCGACTTATACACAAAAGCACGACAAAAAACGAAACAAAAGTTACGTCAAAAAATGCTGGAAACAGCACTTAACGGCGACAGAGTCATGATGATATGGCTAAGCAAACAATGGCTAGATATGTCGGACTCACCGGAAAAAGGTTCCGAGAGTGACGTATTACCATGGAATGAGGTAAAAACAGATGAAATGGAAGAATAAACAAGTGTATTACACTATAAAAGATCAGTTCGAAGTAAGTGAACGTTATATGGCGTATTACTATGCTGTAGCAGGCGTGTGTGTAGGTCTAGTGATAGGTTTTATACTATAATGCCTGTAGCACCAGCAAACGTTAAAGCCGTGGCTAAAAGAGCATTAGAAGTGCGTAAAACACTTCCCAAAAGCAAACAAGCAGGAACAAGTGTAGGCATGGCCCGTGCTAATCAACTTGCTAAAGGTGAGAACTTGAGCAATGAAACACTAAAGAGAATGAAAAGTTTTATTGCTCGACACAAACCTAACTATGAGAAAGCAAGACGTCAAGGCAAGACCATCAAAGACGGTGGTGTTATATTAGCAATGGCATTGTGGGGATACCCAGGTGTCAGCACGTGGATAGATAAAAACTTAAAGTCATAAAAAAAGGCAACCTAAGCCGCCTTTCTAATCTGCGTCAACCTATCGTAGCATATATTTTTATATCTATGTCGTAACCTTTATTGAGTGCGTTTGTGATGGCGCCGCGGCTTTTTTCGGTAATATCCGCATTATTTAGATATTCGTTATTGTGTATTTCTTTTTCTATTTTTTCCCTAAGAGCGATTGCCTTATTGAACTCAGTATGTATAGTTAATAGATGAATAGGATTATCTTGTCTTGGATAGTTCCAAGCATGGGCGATTATAACCATACTTAGATTATTGTAAAATATTTCATTTTGCGTCTGACTTTTGGGTTTGTCGCATTTTCATATCTTTGTATGTGTATAACATTTTCGGCTTCCATCTCCAATATCGCACACTTCACCCTACATAATGTAACCCCGGCGAGTTTATTTTGATATGTAAGCAACGCATGTAACTGCGGTTTACTATATTTCTTTTTGCGCCATCCATTTTTTTCTAATATATCGATAGTTGTGAGTATTTCTCTTTTTATATCGGATATAGATGCTCTATTTGCCTTATATTCTTTATATTCTTCATTTGTCATTTTTTTCATATTTTATTAACTCCTTTATTTAAAATATACATATAGTATACTATACTTTTAATCTGCGTCAACCTCGATTATACTGGCAAATCACAATAAACTGATAAATACTACTGTAGCAACATTTACAGGAGATACGGATATGAAGATGAACTTCTCAGAAGAAAAAACAAGATATATAAACACAATGAGTCTAACTGGACTAAGTCTAATGTGGGGACAGATGTTAGGTATGCTAAATCCATGGTTTACACCACTAACAGTCTTAACTATTATTATTGGATACGGTAGCGAACTAAACAAACCAGTCACAGACACCAGTAACGTTCACTAGTGAAACTCACACCACCGCAACGAACTATTAGCGATGATGCTAATAGATTTAGAGTAGTTGCCGCAGGTAGAAGATTTGGTAAAAGTTTTTTAAGCATTAATGAACTTGCCAAGTATTCACGTTTTCCAAATCAAAAGTGTTTGTATGTAGCACCAACTTATCGACAAGCAAAACAAGTCATATGGGACGAACTTAAGAATCGTTTGTATACAGTAAAGTGGATAAAGAAGGTTAACGAATCGGATCTTAACATACAGTTAAGGAACGGTAGTATAATATATGTGCGTAGTGCTGATAACAGAGAAGCATTGCGTGGTGCCAAATACAACTTTATAGTAATGGATGAGTGTGCTGATATACATGAAGAAACGTGGCATCAGATACTTAGACCAACACTAAGTGACACACAAGGACATGCTTTGTTTATAGGTTCACCCAAAGGCAGAAACTGGTTTTATGACTTATACAGTCAAAGTGGTGAAACAGGTTGGCAAAGTTGGCAGTTCACAACTGAACAAGGTGGCAATGTGCCCCTAGAAGAAATAGAAGCGGCAAAAAGAGATTTAGACACAAAAACATACGAACAAGAGTATCTAAGTCAGTTTGTTTCATACAGTGGCGTGTGTTATTATAGTTTTAATGAAGATAACGTATTACCGGCGCCCAGTCATTTGCCCACAAATACACCACTACACATAGGAATGGACTTTAACATAGATCCAATGAGTGCTGTGGTATGTGTTACTGACAGAGAAGATAACACATGGTGTATAGATGAAATAACCATATACAGTTCAAACACAAATGAAATGGCAGAAGAAATAAAACGTAGATATGGTAACAGACCAGTGTTTGTGTATCCGGATGCCACAGGCTTGCGTAGAACTACTAACAGCACTGGCATGAGTGATCACTTGATATTACAACATCATGGTTTTAAACTTATTACTGGTAAAAGCAATCCTCCTGTAGCAGAACGCATAAGTAGTGTAAACGCAAGACTATGTAACAACACAGGCGAACGTCAACTGTTTATAACACCAAAATGTAAACAGTTGCGAGAAGGCTTAATAAAAATGGTATACAAAGAAGGCACTAGGCAACCAGACAAAAGCACAGGACATGATCACATCACTGATGCTTTGGGATATTATATACAAAGAACACATCCTATAACAGGACCGGACAGAGAACCTTACAGATCAACTAGACGTAGCACAGGAGCAATGATATGAGCAACAAAGACAAACAATGGGTAGCAAACGAAAAGACTATCAACAGAGACCCTACACTTAAAGCCGCAAGAGATATATCGCAAGGCTTTACACCTAAACCAGGCC